GTCAGATGTGTATAAGAGACAGCTTGACAAAGTTGGACGACAAGCGAAAAGACATCTCGAAAGTGTACAAGAATCCGCTTAATGAGTTTGAAGCTAATTTCAAGACATCTAAAGAGCCGCTCGAAGGACTTATCAATAAGTTACGTGCCAAACGAGACGAAATTGACGAACACAATAGATTGCTCCGAGTTGACCACGTTAGATCGGTATTTGAAGAAAAGTGCGAACTTGCCGGACTGGATAAAGACACGTTTAAGGACAAGTATGACGGCTATTCTTTGAAGAAGTATTTCAAAGACAAGAAGATGGAACTCAAAAAAGAAACCATCGAAGAAATCGACGCTCTTGTTTTGGCTGAATATGACCGTCTGGAAGAATACAAGGCTAACGTTGCCATGATTGAAGAACAAGCTCTTGATTATGAGCTACCAGCGGAACCATACACTAGAGCGCTACAGAACGATACACCTCTAGTCGAAATTTTGAAGCAAATGAAAAAGGACCGCGATGCAGCTATTGAACGTAAGCAGAAAGCAGAAGCTAAAGAGAAAGCAGAAGCGGCACGCTTGGCAGAAATTGAAGCAATGGCTAAACAGTCAGCTAACGAGGGAATCAAGGCAGTAAACGCTGAAACTGGTGAGGTTATCGAAGACACTAAGCCTGCCGAGGAAGCACCTAGCAAGCCCGCTGAACCTTACAAGGTCAATCTTGCTCTTACGTTCCACGGCGGTGAACAACAATGGTATCAATTCGCTAAATTGCTTGATGATAACTTTGTAAATTATGAAATTCTAGGAGAAAATCAATGATTAATAATGTCGTATTAGTTGGAAGGACAACCAAAGACCCAGAGCTACGCTACACGCCCAGCAATGTCGCAGTAGCTACATTTAGTCTTGCGGTTAACCGTACCTTCAAAGATGCTAACGGTGAGCGTGAAACAGACTTTATTAACTGTGTTATCTGGCGACAGCAAGCCGAAAATTTATCAAATTGGGCTAAAAAAGGGGCATTGATTGGAATCACTGGACGCATCCAGACCCGTAGCTATGAGAATCAGCAAGGTCAAAGAGTATATGTCACTGAGGTAGTCGCTGAGAACTTCCAAATGTTGGAGAGCCGTGCAGCGCGTGAAGGCAGTAATGCTAACCAAGGCAATACATCGGGAGCGTTTGGCAATGGCAACGGCTATGCTGGGCCTTATGGTCAGCAAGCACCGCAACAGCAAGGGCCAAACTTTGCGAGGGATAGCAACCCATACGGGAACTCAAACCCTATGGATATCACTAGTGACGATTTACCCTTCTAATTTGGTGGAAACATGAAAATGATTTTAAATATCGAGCCTAAACCTCAAACAAGGCCACGATTTAGCAAATTCGGGACTTATGAAGACCCTAAAATGAAGGCTTGGCGTCGTCAATGCTCGCAACTTATTGAGCAAGAATATGACGGACAATTCTTTGATGGCCCGATTATGGTTGATGTTACCTTTTACATGAAAGCACCGCTGAGCGTATCAAAAAAGCCTACGCCAAAAGCTAGAGCTAAAACGTGGGACACATTCAAGAAATTCATGGATGAAAGACTTTGGCATGCGAAAATCCCGGATGTTGATAATTTGGTCAAAGCGCTCTTTGATAGCATTTCAAACGCTGGTTACAACAAGGTTGATAAGAAGGGTATCGTCTGGACGGATGACAGTATTGTTTGCGATTTAAGAGCTCGCAAGAAGTACAGTCCTAACCCACGCATTGAATTTGAAATCAAGGAGCTTGGATGAATAGCAGATATAAAGACAAGCTAGTCGGTGTGTATGCACCGGGCAACTATGGGCGCACTAGTGTATTAGATCAAACCCAAGAATTTTCAAGATGGTTTTGGTCTAATCGTGAGGATATGGAACTTATCAGCATTACGCTAGGTATCGACGTTAAAAAGCTCAATCGCATTCTGACACTAGAGCAGTTGCCGGATGAAGACTTGTTAAGGAAGATGGTCGAGCTATGCAATGGCTAAGGCGATTTATAGCAAAGAATCCAGCAAAGGTTTTCAGAGAAGGACCGGAACCAATAACTATGGGGGTTAGAAATATGAAACGGAAAGTAAAGATATTTAGCGACAGTGACACAGATAAAGGTTTGGATGAAACAATAAACAAATGGGTTGAAAAAAACGGTGTTGAATTACTAGATGTCAGAGTTACTTATGACCAAAATAAGGAGTATGGCTTCATGGTAGCTACTGCAACAGTGATCTACGCAGATAGAAGCGAGGTGTGACATGAAATATAAGGTTATTGTCTATTATGACGATATGGAAGACAGTGAGCATGTCTTTCATACGAAAAATGAAGCAATCAACGAAATGCACAGATTGGGATTGAAATATCGCAACGCAAAAAAATATCAGGTGGAAATGGTGGAATGTGATGGATGAGTTAAATTACATGAAAAATATGTTCAATAGGTACATTTCAGAATGTGAAGAACTTTTTAAAGAGCCACCTAATGGGTGGACATCATCAGCGGCTAATAAGTCTAAAATCAAACATCTAGGAATTGAGCTTAGACGAGAAATGATTGAATTTGAACGCAAACATGACGTGTGAGGTAGACAATGGCTAAATTTATTAGAGTCACAAACATCGCACAAGGAATCGACATGGACACGATTTTAAACATCGATGATATCGGGCACATCTCTATTGGACCTAATATCATTTTTGTAAAAACGCCCTTCGCAGACGGGACGAACAGAATTTATGTAAGGTCCAAAGAAATTGAGAAGTTGGAAAAGATTTTGCTAGAGGGAGAAAACAATGGATAGACAAGAAGCAATACAAACGCTATCGAAGGTAGGGAAGATTTCTGTATCATACGCAGAAGACCTATGCGATTCTTTCTTCCCTAAACCAGCCATCCCGCAGTTTGTGGCAGATTGGATTAAGTATTGTAAATTTACTAACGTTAATCTGGGGCGGGCTTTATTTATTAGTGATATAGATTTTTACAATTATGAAAGTCAAGAAGATTGTTCAAAACTAAAAGAATTTCTAGGAACAGAGACAAACCAAGAAACTTTCGCCCTCGCTTGGACTTTAGGCTACGAGGTCGAGAAAGAACCTAAATATATAGTTGAGTTTAAAGGGATTGACGACAATTACAAGTTTTTGAACTATGGTACATCTTTTAAAGACTGGACTTTTGATGATAGTAAAGGCGCGAAGGGGGTAAGAGTAGCCCACACCCGCAAAGAGCTAGAAGAAGCTGATTTCGGCTGGGTATTCGACTGCGAGGGCGTGGAAGTGAAAGAGGTGGAGGTGGAATAGATGGGCGTGTTTGAGATTTCTTTGTCTAAAAACGACCTCGAATATATTGCGAACGGCTATGGTTTAAAAATAAACATCAGAGATGAAATATTTTCGGAAGTGGATGAAATTATTTTAAAACCTGCATTGATGAACGATTTAATGAATCCGTTGTTAGATTATAGACATAAATTGATTGATACAGGATTGCAAAATAAGATTAATAATTTTACGGGAGGAGCAAGGTAAATGGAAGATCTAATCACTGCAATTAACCAGTGGGCCGATGACCGCAACCTTAAGCAAGCTGACCCAAAGATCCAGTGGATGCGTATCACGGAAGAGGTCGGAGAAATTCGAGATGTACTCTTGAAGCCAACTAAATTCACAGAACCGAAAGCAGCACTTAAGGACGCAATCGGTGACACGCTAGTAACGATTATCGTGCTAGCACATCAATTAGACCTCGATGCAACTGAGTGTCTAAGCATTGCTTATGAGGAAATTAAGAATAGAAAGGGGAAAATGGTAAATGGAACATTCGTCAAAGAAGAGGATTTATAATGACCTAGCTATTGCTACCGTGTTACTTGTGGTGTCGCTAGCCATCAACGCGACTACAGTGTTACGAGTGGTCAATCGACCTATCGAGACCGTGGTAATCCACAAGGCAGATAATGCAGTGGAACTACACGGCAAGGTAACCGGCAAATCCATGGTCGGGAAACTCTACACGCTTGATTGCGGTGCTTACGGGAAATTCCTTGTCAGTAAGGAGCAATACGACAGTGTTAATGTTGGGGATGATATTCCTAGCTATCTAAAGGAGAGAGGGCAATGATTCCAAAATATAGAGCGTGGAACAAGTCCACGAAAGAAATGTATGGGGATGATGATGTTGTGGATGTTAACATCGAGAAAAAGGAAATTTTGGTGAAGACGACTTCCTGTAAACGATTAAGTTACAATTTTTTAGGCGATGTCGAATTAATGTCATCAACTGGCTTTACCGACAACGATGGCAAGGATATCTTCGGAGGGGACATCGTTATGTCAAGATGTGGCTTGTTTAAAGGAGTTGTTAGCCTTAGACAAGACATGGGAGCGTATGTCATTAAACTCATCGGGTACAAAGACTTTGTGCACTTGAGAGCTGTTGCTAACACGGTGGAAATTGTAGGCAATGTATGGGAGAGCCCAGAATTATTGGAGGTGAAACAATGACGCCAAGATTCAGAGCGTATGATAGCGGCTCGCTATGCCGAATGTACAGACCAGAAGAAGTGATGGTCTGTGATGATAATATTTGGGTAATCGACGAGGACTCTTGGGACAACGAATGGTTATCAAACAACGATCTCAATCTCATGCAGTCAACAGGGTTCAGAGACAAGAATGGCAAGGAAATCTTTGAGGGGGACATTATCGATTCGACAGACGGTTTTTTGACTGGGGTAGTTGAATTTAGAGAAGCTTTGGGGATGTTTGTTAGCAATTTGGTTGAGTACAACAATTTTGAACACTTATGCAACGTTGCTAGCTCAAGAAAAATTATCGGAAACATATGGGAACATCCAGAGCTGGCAGAGGTGAAACAATGAACAAACGACAACGAAAGAAATCAGTAATGAGAAATGTATCAAAATATTATGATGTGGTTTTTGAACAAGGTCGTTTCAGAAAAGACATGGCTATTATCTGCGGGATGGACCCGCTGTTCAGACGGACACTGTCAACAGTTATGGTCAAACAAAGCCGGTATGAGTGGAGTTTTGGAGAACTTATAGAAATCTCGCTAGATGGATATGTCACAGATCACAAAGTGATTGAGGGACGTGGCTCATGAGTAAAACCTACAAATATTCTGGACTGACCAAGGAATTACATCAACGGCTAGTCAGTGAGCATGCAGCACTAAGAGAAACGCACAAAGGAAGCTCTTATAGGCAATTCTTCCAAGATGTTAGACAGTGTGATAAAAGGCAAGCAGTTGTCATTTATCAAGCTCTTAACAACGCAGTCACGGAGCGTGCGAGGATATCGCCCCAGACAGTCGAGAGATTAGAGGGCATTATTTCAGACGAGCTTCTCGACGACTTGCAAGATTATCTGTCTAAGAACTACACTAGAGGCAAAACCACGCGCCAATTCTTGGATAAGACTAATGCAGGACTGCCAGAACACTTGTTTAAGCGATTCCGTGAGGAAGTGGAAGCACTGCGAAAGGAACACGCTAGATACATCAATGATTACATCAGAAGCGTTAAAGGTTGTAGCACAAGACAAGCTCTAAAAACTCAAAACGCTATAAGTACCTGCTATTCAGAGAATGCCACCTTGACACCTTTAAAGGCTATTCAAATGGAAGGGGTACTGTCTAGGGAACTATTTAGCGAAATTGCTGACTATGTATTCAACCGTTACGAGTGGTCAGAACGGTTAGATGATGAAGTTGATCGCATTATTCTTAAATATCGAACTAGGGGCAAGATTGGACGCAATAAAATCACGGTCAGAAAAGCCTTATATAAAGCCTATGCTCTAGGCGTGTAGCTAGAACGGTTTAAGAGGGTTCGACTCCCTTGCTAGCTATTACCAGTCAATACATATACGGAAAAGAGGAGCCTTTTGATTTCTTTCCCATTCAAATCAGCAGAAGCGTGACTGGTCGTGGATGCACCAAAAACCAGTAAATCTAAAACATAGAAAGTAGGTATTCCTTTATTTATTATTCACAAAATCTAAAACGCATTACTGGTGGCGTGATTCTTCAAGGCTTATGCCTGCAATGCGAAAACTGGATAAAATTTCCATAATTCTACTACTTTATTCTTGAAAAGGAGAAATATCTCCGATAACGATTTTATCTATCGCAGGCTGTCAAGGGTTCGACTCCTTTGCCAGTCATTGTCTGTCAAAAATACACTAAAAATGGATATAGATTTTAGTGGCTTGGACACTTTTTAACACTTTTTTAACACCGGACAAGCTGACAGACCTTGTCCAAACAAAACCCAGCAAATTTAAGAAAAAAGGATGTGAAACACCCTCTTTCTTATTGATATCTTGCATTACTAAAAAGCCAAAGGCCTTGCTGGTGTCGATGGCTAGAAGGAGGTGATAGAAGGCTTGAGAAACACCCCAAGAATAAACACTTATTCAATCTTTTCAATAAAATCTCTTAACGTTTCTTGAGCCAAACAAAAAAAGACCGACACAATGGCCGGCACTCTTTGAAAGTCAACACTACTATTATACAAAAGAGGATAGAACAATGCTATTGCCGGAAATTGATGAGAAAGCAACTATCAGAGGTTGCAAGCGTAAACTTCGAGAATATCCAAGATGGCGAGAGATAGCACACGATAGCGCTGAGCAGAAGATTACACAAGAGTTCACTTTCATGCCAAGAGGTGGCAGTGGAGTGAGCAGACCAGTGGAAAATATTGCAGTCAGACGTGTCGATGCTATGAACGAGCTAGAAGCCATAGAGCAAGCAGTTAGCGGGCTATATCGTCCAGACTATCGCAGAATACTGATAGAAAAATATCTGGCATACCCTCCGAAACCAAACTGGCAAATCGCCCAGGCAATCGGATTTGAGAGAACGGCTTTTCAAGAGCTACTTAATAATGCTATCCTAGCTTTTGCAGAATTGTATAGAGATGGCAAATTAGTTGTAGAATGTTGAAATGACGGTATTTTGACGGATAATTCACGGTGTCTAACAACTGTTTAAAGTGGTATTATTATATTATCGAAGAAAATCAGAGACAGCTCACATTGTGGGTTGTCTTTTTTATGCACAAAAATCTAGCAGCGAAGGAGGTGGACATATTGGGCTAAATCAACGACAGAAATTATTTGCTAGTGAGTATATCAAATTAGGCAATGGAACGCAGGCAGCGATTAACGCTGGATATAGCGAAAGAACAGCAAGCTCACAGAGTGAAAGACTGTTGAGAAATGTTGAGATTAAACGCTTTATTCAAGGTGAAGTCGAGAAAATGCACGATGAGAATATCATGGATGCGAAGGAAGCCTTGTCCATCTTATCAGACATTGCAAGGGGTAAGCGTGATGAGGAAGTTCTCATGATGAATCCAGTCACTGGTGAAGTCGAAAGGCTGATGAAGAAGGCTGACAACAATACAGTTATCAAAGCGATTGTTGAAATCTTGAAACGTTATCCAACGGCTAAACAGTCCGAGAAATTGGAACTCGAGATCAGAAAGCTAAGAGAACAGTTAGACAGCGGTGTTGAAGGGACAATGAACCTCAACATTGTCAACGCTTGGGAGGACATCCCAGATGGCGACGATTGATATTCAGAAAAACGTCAACCCTAATTTCAAGGTAGTGTGGCAGTCTAACAAGCCTTACAACGTCTTAAAGGGTGGTCGTAACTCTTTCAAATCCTCGGTTATCGTGCTTAAGCTCGTCTATATGATGATTAAATACATCATGCAAGGTGAAAAAGCTAACGTGGTTGTCATTCGTAAGGTAGCTAATACAATCCGTGACAGCGTGTTTAATAAGGTTCAATGGGCCATTAGTATGTTTGGACTAGACAGTCAGTTTAGAGCCACTGTAAGCCCGTTTAAGATTGTTCACAAGCGTACTGGTTCGACGTTTTATTTCTACGGTCAAGACGATTTCCAGAAGCTGAAATCAAACGACATTGGGAACATTATAGCGGTCTGGTACGAGGAGGCGGCAGAGTTTAACGATGCCGAGGACTTTGACCAGTCTAACGTTACTTTTATGCGTCAAAAGCACGAGAAAGCCCCGTTTGTTCAATTTTTCTGGTCTTACAACCCACCTAGAAATCCATATAGTTGGATAAATGAGTGGTTTGAAGACATCAAGACTAATGACAACTATCTGGCACATTCGAGCACGTATCTGGACGATAAGTTAGGATTCGTGACTGAACAAATGCTTGAGGACATCGAACGCATCAAGCAGAATGATTACGACTACTATCGCTATTTGTATTTAGGGGAAGCGGTTGGGCTTGGTAATCAAGTGTATAACATGAGTACGTTCCACGCTATCGACAGCTTACCAACGGATGACAGGTTTATCGGGATATCGTTCGCAATGGATACCGGGCACCAACAATCAGCAACTGCATGCGGTGCTTTTGGTCTAACTGCAAAAGGTAATGTGATTCTGTTAGATACATTCTATTACAGCCCAGCCGGTCAAGTGATTAAGAAAGCACCTAGCGAGCTGACTGTTATGATCAGCAACTTCATCGACAAGGTACTCAAACAGTATCGAGTGCCTAAGTTACGCATGACTATCGATAGCGCTGAGGGTGCACTTCGCAACCAATACTTCAAGGATTTTGGCGAGAGATGGCATCCGGTCGCTAAGAAGAAGAACCAGACCATGATTGATATGGTTATCAGCTTACTAGCTGAGGGGCGTTTCTATTATCTAGATATCCCAGCTAACAAGGTATTCTACGAAGAACATAAGATGTACCGTTACGATGAAAAGACGATACACACAGACGACCCTAAAGTTATTAAAGAGGATGACCACTGTTGCGACGTCATGAAATACTTTGTTTTAGACAACGCTAGAGAACTAGATTTGAAGGCTTAAAGGAGCTACTAATGGGAATTATACAGACCATTAAGAACATATTCAAAAGGAGTAATTACGTGATAACTAATCAAAGCCTAAACAGTATCACAGATCATCCTAAGATTGCGATATCACCAGAAGAATACAGCCGTATCATGGACAATCTGCGCTATTTTGCGGGTAGTTTTGACCGTGTGAGCTATCGAGATAGTAACGGGACATATTTGAAACGTGACTTCAATCACTTGCCTATTGGACGTACTGCATCGAAGAAGGTTGCCAGTCTCGTTTTCAATGAGCAGGCTAAGATTCAAGTCGATAACGAAACGGCTGACACTTTCATCAATGAGACGTTGAAGAATGACAGATTTAGCAAGAACTTTGAACGCTACCTAGAGAGCTGCCTTGCTCTTGGTGGCCTTGCTATGCGTCCATACGTTGACGACGACCGTGTTAGAGTGTCGTTTGTACAAGCACCAGTATTCTTGCCACTGCAGTCGAATACGCAAGATGTATCAAGTGCTGCAATCGTGACTAAAACGCTTAAGACAGAAGGTCAGAAAGTAAAATACTACAGTCTTATCGAATTTCATGAGTGGAGCAAAGAGACTTACACAATCAGCAATGAGCTATACGAGTCTGAATCTAAAACTCGTATCGGTCAACGTGTACCTTTATCAATGCTCTATGAGGATTTAGAGGAAACTGTAACGTTAAACGGACTTACAAGACCGTTATTTACGTACCTAAAACCTCCAGGAATGAACAACAAGGACATTAACAGTCCTCTAGGCTTGTCTATCTTTGACAATGCTAAAACTACGATGGATTTCATCAATACGACTTACGACGAATTTATGTGGGAAGTTAAGATGGGTCAGCGTCGAGTGGCAGTACCTACTCAAATGATTAAGACTGAGTATGACACGAATGGTGAGAAGGTCACAGTCAAACGTGAGTTTGAAACAGGCCACAATGTCTATGAACAATTTGACAGTGGGGATATGGATAAGGGTATTGGCATTACTGACCTTACTACTGATATTCGCTCAGACGATTATATTAAAGCTATCAACAAAGGACTAAGCCTATTTGAAATGCAATTAGGTGTGTCCGCTGGTATGTTCAGCTTCGATGGTAAGAGCATGAAGACCGCTACCGAGGTAGTGTCAGAACAATCAGACACATATCAAATGCGTAATTCTATCGCTACTCTAGTAGAGCAATCGTTAAAAGAGCTTGTCATTTCAATCCTTGAGCTTGCTAAGGTCTACAATCTCTACACTGGTGAAATTCCAACAATGGATGAAATCAGTGTGGATTTAGACGACGGTGTATTCACTGATCGCAACGCTGAGTTCGATTACTGGTCTAAGATGGTAGCGTCTGGATTTGCTCCGAAGGTTATGGCCATCGAGAAAACTCTAAACGTGACCGAGGAACAAGCACAAGAGATTTACCAAGCTATCAACGATGAAACTATGGTAAGTGTTGATAGTTTTAGGACAAGTGAAGAGGTCGATATTTACGGAGAGTGATAGGCTATGGCTAAGAAGAAGCGTATCAAACTAAATGACCAGCAATTAATGTTGATGGCTGATAATGTTTCAGACATCTACCGTCAATTATGTAACGACCTATTCGATAATGTGGTTGAACGATTGCATGACCGAGGGACTTATTACCTTGACCAACAGCCGTATCTTTGGCAACTAGAGAAGATGGCTGACGTTGGGATGCTCAACAATCACAACATCAAACTCATTGCTGAATATTCTGGGATTGCTGAAAAGCAAATCAGATACATCATTGAGAACGAAGGTTATCAAGTCTATAAGGACACTCATGCTCAATTAAATTCTAACGCTTATAACTATAAGGTGATGAAAGACCTTATCAGTTACTCTAATCAAGCAGTTAATGATGTCCATAACCTTATTAATACAACACTGCCAAAGAGCGTGCAAGCTACTTACAAGGACATTATCGAGACTACCGTAGCCAAGGTAATCACTGGCATGGCAACCCCTCAGAAAGCCCTTGACGAGACGATAATGAAGTTTCAAGAGCGAGGTTTTTATGGTTACACTGACAGAGCTGGACGCAGACAGAGAGCTGATGCTTACGCTAGGACGGTTATTAAAACGACTGCTAGACGGACATTCAATGAAATGCGAATGAGACCAGCTCAAGAGCTTGGTATTGATACGTTCTATTATTCTATCAAGGCAGCAGCAAGGGAAATGTGTGCACCGCTACAGAATCAGATTGTCACGACTGGTCGAGCTAGGACTGAAGAAGGTGTTAAGATATTTGCCCTCGATGATTATGGCTACGGTAAGCCCGGAGGGTGCCAAGGCATTAACTGTGGACACACTATGACTCCTTTTATCCCAGGCGTCAACTATATGCCAGACATTGATGATGACTTGAAAGGCTTGACTGAAGAACAAGCTATCGAGAACGCTAACATCCAGAGCAAACAACGAGCTATGGAAAGAGCTATCAGAGCCTCTAAAGAGCGTCTGCACGTTGCTGAAACGATGCACAATGAGGAATTGACCGAAAAATACAAAACAAGGCTTACAGAGCAGAAGAGAGCCTTGAAATCGTATGTTGATAAATACCAATTCTTGTATCGAGATAGAGAGCGTGAGAGATACCACGACGACCCACTGGCAAAAACTCGTGAAGCTATTAGACAACGGGATATGTTGGCAAAAAAACACGCTTAAAAAGCGTAAACTAGTATTATTAACAATACTGTGTATAGATAGGATTTACAGAAAGCTGGTGATCCAAAATCTTGACTCGTAGGAACAGACTACTAATAAAACCGCATCAAATTGATACGGTTTTTCTTTTTGACCTGTCGAACGTCGTAAAACTAGGCAAATTCAGTCCACTGGACGTAAAACAAAGGAGTTTTAAACATGAGTTTGAAACGTGACATGTTAGTTGAAGCTGGTATCACAGACAAGGCAGTGATTGATTCCTTGATGAATGCGTACGGTTCTGGGATTGAGAATGCTAAAGCACAAGCTAAGTCTGAATTGCAAGCTGAAAACGACAGCCTTAAACAACAACTTGAGCAACAAAGCCAAGCTCTCAACGACTTGCAAGCCAAAGAGGGAGCGAGTGAGGAACTCAAACAACAATTGACGGACTTACAAGCTAAATTTGACACTTACAAGACTGAGAATGAAGCTAATCTTGCCCAAGTTACCAAATCAAACGCTATTCGTCTAGCTTTGAAGGATGTGGATGCTCACAATTCGGACGACCTTGCTAAATTCATCAATTTTGACGAAATCGAACTTGATGAAGCTGGGAAACCTAAACTAGATAAGGTCATTAAAGGATTGAAAGAAACAAGCCCGTATCTTTTCAAACAAGAAGAACAAGCAGCACAACCTAAAATCTTTGCTGGTGGCAATCCATCTGCTAGTCAGAATGGACTTACCAAGGAAGATTTTAAACGTATGGGTATCAATGAGCGTCAAGAGCTCTTTGATAAAGACCCAGAGCTATACCAACAATTGAAAGGATGAATAATCTATGGTTCTAGGAACTACTACGACAGCACAAGTCATCAATCCACAGGTAATGGCTGACATGGTTTCAGCTAAATTGCCTAAACTTATCAAATTCACACCACTAGCAGTGGTAGAAACAACTCTCGTAGGTCGTCCAGGGGATGAGCTTACAGTGCCACAATGGACATATTCTGGTGATGCCACTGAAATTACTGAAGGTCAAGCTATTCCAATTGACCAATTGGGCACTAAAGAAACAAAAATGAAGATCAAGCAAGCTGGTAAAGCTATTGAAATCACTGATAAAGCTGCCCTTGTTGGACATGGCAATGTCTATGGTGAAGCTACTAATCAGATTGCTTTGGCTATCGCTAACAAAGTCGATAACGACATCGTTGAAGTTGCTAAAACTGCGACTCAAAACATCACTGAAGCTCCCGTTTCAGTAGCTAACATTGACAAAGCCTTGGAAATCTTCGCAGACGAAGAAGACGCTCGCTATGTTGCCCTTATCAATCCAAAAGACGCCATCAAATTGCGTGCTGACGCTGGTCAAAACTGGCTCAAAGGCTCAGAAGTTGGTGCTGATGTTGTCGTTTCTGGCACATTCGGTGAAGTCGCTGGCGTGCAAATCGTTCGTACTAAGAAAGTTGAAGAAGGAAAAGGCTTCCTTGTGAAAGTTTCTTCACTTCAAACAGACACAGACGATGATGCTAAATATGGAGCATTCGTGATCAACTTGAAACGTGATGTCATGATTGAAAATGACCGTGACATTTTGAAAAAGACTACTGTCTATTCTGGTGATGAATACTACGGTGTTTACCTTTACGACGATTCTAAAGTGGTTAAGTTCGGAGGTGCCTAATGGGTATGCTAATGCGTCGTCATACTATCGGCGAGCAAGATGCACCCGTTAATGACGTTAAAGAAGAAGTGACTGAAACACTAGAAGACAAGACCGTTGCTGACTTGCGAATCATTGCACAACAACGAGGCTTGACTGGCATTTCAGCACTTACCAAAGCGGAACTTGTAGACCTCCTAAAATAACAGAAGGAGGTGGTTAAATGACATATTTAACCGAAACAGAATTTCTAAAACTTGGTTTCGAAGACGTAGAAGACTTTGAAACGCTAGCAGCTAGAGCTAAGCTTATTGTTGATTTGTATATCAAGAACTTCTACGATTTCACCGATTTTGAAACAGACTTCGAACCACGTAGACAAGCGGTGAAGAAGGCAGTAGCTTATCAAATTGCTTATCTTGATTCAAGCGGTGTTATGACTGCCGAGGATAAGACATCACTGGCAAGTATGACCGTAGGACGTACTCATGTAAGCTATCAGAACGGCTCTAAGTCGTCTAACGGCGGTCAGAGGTATAATCTATCCCTTGACGCTCTAAACTGGCTCACACTTGCCGGCTTTGGCTGTAAGGCGGTGGGCTATGATAGATAAACGCATGTTAGTTGATACTGTCACGATTCAAAAACCAACGGGAGAAAAGGACGGTTGGGGAAAAGTAACATATGATGAGCCCAAAACCCTTAAACCCGTTAGATTTGATAGGGCTGTATCTCACACCGGCAGTGGTCAAAATCGAACTGAGAATAATTTTTCAGTCCTCATGATCTATCCGAAATACACACCCATTGAGTTGGATGATAGTTGGTTGAATGGTCGAGTAAACGACACTCACCGAGACTATATTATCCGTAAAATTATCCCTCAGTATCATCCGTTTAAGCATACGATTCTATGCTATGAAGTCGAGGTGATTTGATGGGTGCTGATGTAACTATCAAGGTAGATTTGCAGGGGCTTGAAAAGAAATGCAGTCCTGAAGCGGTCAGACGTGGACAGATTGCCATGAGTAATCAAATGCTTTTGGATATGAACAAGTACACACCAGTTCAATCTGGTCATTTGCGAGGCAGTGGGCATTCTAATGTTGATACGTTGGTATGGTCGACACCTTACGCAAGAATTAGGTTCTACAATCGTAGGCTTAAGCTATTCTTTTCAGAGAAACAACGGAAGTTTTTCTTTGCGAATAAGGACAGACTGCTAGCGCAGAAACCAAAGCCCGGTACTGGTGGACGCTGGGATAAGAAGGCCGCTGCCAAACACAGCAAGCAGTGGGGGCAAGTAGCCCTCAGAGCAATGGGGGTTAAATAGTGAATAATAACGATTTTTCAGAGGTGTTGCAAGACTTCCTAGCAGGTCTAGGCTTGCCACTAACACCTCGACTAGATTACCTAAACGAAGGTGAAGACTTGGTAATATACGCTTTACCTGGTGGCAAGGTTGAAGACGAAGACATGGCTGGCACACAGATTCTATCGCTACCTTATGAGATAGCGATTAAGTCCAAAGACCAACAGAAAGTGAACGCAACACTTTGGAAAATCAACACTGAACTTTCCAAAATCGGTCTTGAATTACCAAGTTTAAACAATTCTTATACATTCTTGTCATTGAAGGTCGAAACACCAAGTTTAAACGATGTCAATGACCAAGACTATTACATTTACTTGCTTGACTTGCAAGCAACTATTGAAGTAGAAAGGAGCCTTAATTAATGGCTAAATTTAAAAATGCGATTCGCAAACACTATATCGCACCGTTCAATTCAGAACATCCAGACACTCCACCAACAGAGGATAAGTACCTATGGATTGCCAAGGGTATCAAAGAATCTGCACCAGAGAATGATGCAGAAGACGATGACGGTGCTTACTTCGACGGTGACGGTACTAAAGAAAAAATCATCACTTCTAAATCTCGTGGTCGCTCATTCGAGGGACACCGTGATTACGATGACAAAGCTCAAAACTTTGTCGTTGAAAAAGAAGACGCCGTAGCTGACGATCTTGTGGTTTGGTACAAGGAAGTAGTGCCTAACGGTAAATATTACAAAGAAGGTCTTGCACGACTTTCTGAAATTGAAGTGGGTGACGGTGAAGCGTCTGAACTTGAAACAATCAAGTTCCAAGTCAACTGGTCTCGTACACCAGTAAAACACGACATCAGTGGCACACCAGTAGCGGCTGCCGCAGCTTCTGGCACTGGTTCAGAAACTTCTGGACGTGCAGCGTCACCGGGTTCTAGCCGTTCGTCTGAAACTGAATCAGCAACCGTAACTGGTTAATCTAACTAAATAATAAAACAAGATAAGACAACTAAGAGGGTGGGGTTTAGCCCTTACCCTCTTTTTTTCGTATTAAAGGAGAAGTAACAACATGGTAGTAATTAAAAAACGTAGCAATGTCATCCCTGTAGATTTCGGTGAGTTCCAACTTAATTTTCCATTATCAGATAGCAATCTAAAACGTATGGAAGAAGTCGGTAAAGATTTGGAAGCCAAAAGCATGATTATCCAAGACACAGACAACAAAGAAGCCATTGATGCGTCAAAGGGTTTTATTGAAGATGCTTTCAAACAAATCTTTGACGATGAAGAAGCGTTTAAACTTGTCTATGCGTTTGCTGGTGAATCAACAAGTATCGCCATGTTCTATCTGATTGAAACTATCAACGGTATTCGTTCTGAATTTGAGAATCAAAACTCAAAGGCAGCCTTCGATAAATATTTGGCTGAGTAATCATGTTAGACCTATCACGAAAACTAACGGATAAGTTAGTAATCGATGATAAAGAGTACGCCCTAGACCTTTCGTTTAACAATGTCCTAAAGCTCTTTGAAATGTGGAGAGACGAAGACGTTCCAGAGTTTGTTAAACCGCATTTTGGTATTCGCATTTTGACTGGTGAGACCTTAGAAGATTTCACTGTTGAGGAAATGTCCGAGGTGTTTAACGAGGTTTTCGAGGAACACATAAGCTTGTCAGAGGTTGAGGACAACCATGTTGAGTATGACTTGGCAGGAAACCCTATGAAGACTACTGCAAGCAATGGCAAGCAAGAGCAGGCCCCTTATGACATTCGTTTTGACGGTGACTATATCTATGCGTCATTCTTGCAGGCTTACGGCATTGATCTATTCGATGTTCAAGGTGAATTGCACTGGAAGAAGTTTAATGCTCTACTTTCTGGATTGCCAGAGGGAACGAAATTCATGGAAGTTGTCAAGATTCGTAAATGGAAACCGCAAAAGGGCGACTCAGCAGAATACAAGGAGGAAATGCGTAGACTTCAAAAAGATTATGCTCTCCCTTACGAGATTATCGAGGAAGATGAAGAATACGAAGAAGAATTTTAGAAAGGAGGGATAATCTATGGCAGATGGTACAGTCACCATCAAGGCGTTATTCGATGGAAAAGACGCTGAAAGTGGGGCTAAACGTATCAAAGGGGCTTTAGAGGGCTTGAAAGGTTCAGCCGGTAAGGTTGGTTCGGTGTTTAAGTCTGTATTGGGTGCCAATTTAATCGGTGGTGCTATCATGGGCGGCATTAGTGCCCTTGGAAATGGCATGAAATCCATGGTAGGCGAGCTTAACAGTTCTACCAAAGCGTGGAAGACCTTTGAAGGCAACATGCAACAGATTAACATGCCTACTGACCAAATCAAGCAAGTCAAAGGCGAGTTGCAGGACTTTGCTACAAAGACCATTTATTCAGCGTCTGACATGGCTTCTACCTATTCACAGTTAGCAGCAGTTGGAACGAAGAATACAACGGAACTCGTTAAAGGGTTCGGTGGTCTTGCAGCAGCGGCAGAGAACCCACAACAAGCCATGAAGACCTTGAGCCAACAAGCGACCCAAATGGCAGCTAAGCCCAAGGTCCAGTGGCAAGACTTCAAACTCATGCTAGAGCAAACGCCTGCCGGTATTGCGGCGATTGCGAAAGAAATGGGCATGAGTACCGCTGAAATGGTCCAAGCAGTCCAGGACGGCAAGATTAAGACCGAGGACTTCTTTGACGCCATTGCTAAAGTGGGTACTAACGACACTTTCAGCAAGATGGCCACAGAGTTCAAGACCGTTGACCAAGCGATTGACGGTATGAAAGAATCTCTTGCTAACAAGTTGATGCCACAATTTGAGAAACTCAATCAAATCGGTATCAAGGCAGTTGTCGGGCTGACGGATGCACTTGAAGGCATTGACATCAACGGTATTGCTGACAAGATTGGCAGCGGCTTGTCTTCCTTATGGAAAGGCTTCACAAATACGGGAGCTTTGGCTAATTTGGGTGCAACATTCACCTACATCAGCAGTTCTATCCAGCAACTATTCAGCAAAATCGACGGGAACAAGCTCATGCAGGGCATTGGGTCAGCCTTTGGTGACATTGCTAACGGCATCTCGCAAGCTTTGAATATCGCTACCACATCAGTCAGAAGTTTCATCAGCTCATTTGCTGATACTGGAGCGTTTCAATCGTTCAAAGCAGCGGTGCAAGATACATGGAATGCCCTTAAAACTATCGGTTCCTCATTCGGTGAGGTATTAGGTAGCTCACAAATGCAGTCAGTTATTTCAGGTATTGGCTCAGCTCTTGGAACGCTAGTAAACTGGATATCTCAAGCTATTTCAGCAATATCTAGGTTCATCAGTGCAATTCCGCCGGGAATCTTAAACGGAATCACCAGCGGCATTTTAGCAATGGTAGCAGGGTTCATGACTGCCAAGGCCGGTATTTCTGCCGTTAGTGCTGCATTGAGAGGGCTTGACTTTATCAAGAGCCTTAACCCATTCAAGAAATTTGGAAGCGATGCGGCAGAAGGAGCAGCAGAAGCCGCTAACGGCGCTAGACGCTCTAAATCAACTATTACGCAGTTGTTTAGCGGGATGGCTAATGTCATTAAGTCAGCAGGAACTAGCATTTCAACGGCTGCAAAAGGTATCGGGACAGGTCTATCAACCGCCTTTAAAGGTTTGGGACAAGGTATTAAAGCAGCCTTGCAAGGATTGAAAGGTGTCAGCTTTTCAACATTAGCAGGGTTGGGAACTTCGGCTGCAATCGCAGCAGTCGGAATCGGTGCAGCAATCGCTCTTGTTGTTGCTTCATTGGCGTTGCTAGCTACGCAATCTCAGGGAGTTTCACAAATCCTCGGGGCTTTAGGTGGTGCAATTAGTACAGTTGTAGGAGCTATCGGCGGTGCAATGGCAACGGTAATTGAAGCGTTCGGAACTGCATTCGCTACAGTCGTTACAGCAGTAGGGCAAGCGGCTCCAGGGCTTGCACGTTTAGCACCGCTAGTAGTTGCGGTTGGTGCGGCTATTGGTCAAGCTGCCCCAGCCATCACGGCATTTGGCAACGCTTGGACATCCATTTTAGGAACTATCCCAGGCATTATCAGTGCTTTCAGCGGTTTGGCTACCGCTCTAGGTTCTGCAATCAGTGCAGTAGCTACCGCTATCACTCCGATTGTTCAAATTATCGGAAATACTATCACGGCAGTAACTCAGATTATTGCAAATGCTATCGTGGCAATCGCACCAGTGATCGCGAATTGCATTGTCCAAGTTGCTCAAGTAATCGGTCAATTCGGGCCACAGATTGCAATGGTTTTGCAAGTAATTGTCCAAGCCATTCAAGCAACGGCGCCAGTCATTATGACCTTGATTCAAGGGATTGTGACAGTGGTTCAAACACTCGCACCAGTCATTAGTCAAGTGATTGCTGCAATCGTTACAGTCGTTCAAACTCTTGCACCTATCATCAGTCAAATTATCTCAGCGATTGTTACGGCAATAACTCAAATCGTTCCTATCATCACGGCAATTGGTGGTGTGATTAGTGCTGCATTTAGTGGCATTGCCTCAGTTGTTTCAGCAGCAGGAATGGCAATAGCTACGGCTGCAATGGGTATCGGTACGGCTATTAGTACGGCTCTTAGTGGTGTGGCAAGTATCATTAGTGCTATTGGTTCCGCTATTGGCGCAGCCTTGCAAGGAATTGCTAGCGTAGTGCAATCAGTCGGGACATCAATCAGCACGGCAGCTCAAGGTATCGGAAACGGTATCAAATCAGCGTTTGAAGGTATTTCAAGCGTCATTACATCAGCCGGCAGTGCAATCAGTAGTGTATTGAATAGCCTAGCTCTGT